CGACCATCGAAGTGACAGCCATAAAAAGCAAGCCCGGAGGTAGTTGTTGGGACAGTGAAGATAACTCCGCCTGCCGCCGGTGACATAAAGCCCATGTTGAAGAATCGGCATCCCATATAGGCACCTGCACCGATTACGTGGTTGCCGATCATCATAGGTGTTGGTCTGTGGTCGTAGGAGCCCACGCCGATAACGTCGCATTTATTAGGTAGCGTGATAAGGGTTTCTGCTGCCGCTTCGTTATTGTCGCCTTTGTAATAGATCTGATTTCTAGCTGCCCAACCTTTTGAGTTTAAGGCTATGTTGGCGTTACTAGCTACTATTGCGGCAGCTAGCGTTTTGAATGGACGTTCCCAGCTTGAGCCATTGTTGGTGTCAACGCCGAAGTTTACATCTACATAGTAGCGATTGCCCGCGACTACATTGCCGAAGATTTGGCTTTCATAGCCTGATGGACCTTGGAATACTCCGTTAATGCCGGATACTTGATCGAAATGAGTTTTTCCCATGATTTTGCCTCCTTTTAATTAGGGGAGATCCCCCACGGCTTTGCCGCATTAAATTGGAAAAGCACCCTTTAATAGAGTGCCAGTTGTTGGGTATTTGTTTTTGAGTCGAAGCCTATCCATGCGTGTATTTTGGCTAGACGTTCGGTGGTGAAGAAGGGTTGAGATTTGTACCAAGGTTCCATATCGTTATTTATCTTGCTACTATTGCAGGATTTACAAGATGGAACAATGTTTGTTCTGACTAACGGACCACCTTTTGATACAGGTATGACGTGTTCCTTTGCGAAAGATTTAAGTTCCTTGCCACAATAGGCGCATTGATTGAAGTATTCCTTACATTGAATCCAATCTTCTCTCGTTAATGTCGTTGTAAGGTTTTTCTTCCTAGAACGATATTCAGCAGTTTGCATATTGTGACGAGGTTGCGTTTTCCTTTGATATGCTCGTACTTTTTCACGTTCTTCATCAGTAAGATTAAGTCGGCGTCCCCTTCTTTTAGCTATTAGGACATCGTAGTTTTCCTCTCGATATTTCTTGCCAGATTCCCTGCTTGCTTCTGGATTTTCCCAATAGCGTTTCTTATTGTATGCATTTCTTTTATCCCTACTTGCCAAATGGTACTTTTTATCATTTTCACGATACTTTTCAGGATTTAACGCTCTTTTTTCCCTCCTTTTGGTATTGACTTCTTCCCTGTTCTCGTCATACCATGCGGCAGATGCCACTATCCGTTCTTCTTGGTGTTCGTCGTAATACTTCTTATTTTTAACCTTCAGTCCATTAGGGTTATCTATCCAACGATTTTTTTCGTATTCCCTCAACCATTCAGGGTTATTGGACCTCCATTCCTTAGAGGATGCGTTTTGACATTTCTTACAACTTCTATAGAATCCGGTAAATGTTGTATCTGATTTACTAAAAAACTCTTCGGTTAATGGATACTCGGTTTCGCATTTTTTACAATGCTGATACCCTTCACGTTCTATCGGGAGGAATTTATACCCTTGACACTCGCGACAAGGTAATCTAAATCCTTTCCTGCCCCTCCTGTTCTGCTCGAAAAAGTATTCCCTTCTTGCTGGAAGTTTTCTTCCGCAAACTTTGCATTCCTTTTCTTCCAATATTTCCACTCCTTGAATCTTACTGTACGTCCATTATACCATGAATGTACGTTGACATTCAATAGTTATATGGTATAATTACAAAAAAGATCGGAGTGATTTATTTGGGAAATAGAGATTTAAAGACAAGGGAACCAGTATCAAGCTCGGTAAAGAAAGAAATTTGGCAAGCACTAAGGAGTTTTTCTGAAGAATCGAAAGTACCAATATCAAAACTTTTAGATGAAGCAATAGAAGATTTGCTTACCAAAAGAAAGGGTAGCTAATTGATAGTTACCCTTTCTTTTGGTATTTAATAGACTAATTGGGTTATGCTGGGATTGAAAATTGAAATGGTTGGTGTGAATATGCGCCAGCAGAGTACCACATAATGGAACCAATCGACCATTTTTGTTCTGCTTCTGTTTTCCAAGAAATGACTTCATAGTCATCGCCTGACTCTAATCTGTTGACCCACTTGAGACTTTCCTTGGCGGCCATGCTATCCATCACACACCAAGGTTGGCCTGTTTTGCCAACTTGCTTGCGGAATTGATCCCACACTATAACCCTTAAATTTCCATCGTATATATTGACGTTGTTGTCTCCGGTGTCAGATTTTCCAGTAGAACCGACAATTTCCATAGCCTTCTTACGGAGAGCAGTAGGAACAACAAGCGTATCTGGGTTTAACTGGGATTCCTTACCATTTTCGTCTTTTGTGTCGAACATTTTTTGGCAAACAATTTCTAGATTTTCCTCGTTCAGTTCTAATGCTTCAAGGTTATCTTGGGTTGAGCTGGAGTTTGCCAAAGTCTGACTGTTTGATGCCAATGGGAGGCCATTGGATGTCAATGTCCAATTTAGTCGAACGCCGTTTACTGTATAAGATGTTTGGTCAGCATAGGTAAATATTCCACCAGCACAAGCATTGCGGGTTCGAGCAGCGCCGAGCGCAAACATACCGTGTTCATTCTTTAAATTTACAAGTTTAGCATTAGACAGCGTAAAGCGGTCGTACTGAATTCCAGCTTGCCACACCAACGGAGTCCAGACCTTAGCGTTGCCAGAATCTTTAATTTCGCCGTATGAAAACTCACCGTTCCACTCTTTGAAATCAACAGCCCCGACAAGCTCACTTATAGCCTCTGTTGCGTTGTCTGATGTTATTTGATCAAACAATATCGGAATAAGGGAATCCTTGTACGCCTTGGCATATTTATCCTGCCAATATTCAAGCAAGGGATTTTCATACAAACCCACCATCTTTTGGAAATTACCTGAACTTTGAATCATTACACCCATTACAATACACCTCTATCTTTCTTAAATTAAGCCTGGCAAATATTCTTGCTGGCAATCACTTGAACTTTCAAATTAACGGCATCCTTCTTCAGGATCCGCAAACATCCACCCGTCACCGTGGCACTCGCCACATTAGCCCCATTAGCATCTAACACAGCCAGCTTCAACCCAGGCAAGAACGCTGCATCAGCCGTCCCTGTATAATCCGCTTCAATGATGTCTCCTGGCTTAACCAACTCCATTACTGCCAAAACATCAGTCCCAGCAGTAGCAGCCTTAATGCAAACAGCCTCAATCGCGGCAGTTGTTGCCGATTTTGTCCATCGCTGGCTTGCGAGGTAATACCCCTGTCCGACAACAGCCGCCTCAGAGTCCGTCATGTAAATGTCATCAACAAACTTGCCGTGGTAGTTCCCAAGGATGCTACCGATAATTTTTAACGCCATGATTTACACTCTCCTTATTTCTTTAAATATTTAGCTTCTTTCTTGCGGGCCTCTGCTTCCGTGTATCCCATAGCCCTCCAAACGCGCATCTTCTCAGCGCTCACCTCAACCTCTTTACCCTGTTGCGTATTCCCCGACTTCTCAGTCCCCAAATGCGCCTTACTCCCGATATTACGAATAGCCCCCTGCGCCCCTTCTTCCTTAGCCTTCTGGCGAATCTCGGCGCGATTGACAGCTTCATAAGCTTCTAAAAGGGTCATCCCTTTGTACGCCTTTGCTTTAATAGCCTCGAAGTTGGGTAACGCTTGCATATCGGCCAGGGTTTTTACCTTCAAGTCCGGGTACTCAGTCGCCAACTCTTTAATCTCGGAATTAACAAGTGATTGTCCTTGCTGAATTCTTGCTGCCTTAATATCTGGATGATTGGCGACAATCTGGTTAACTAGGTCGGGGTCAATGCCCTTAGCCCTGTATGCCTCATCTTGCGTTTGCTTCTGTAATGCAGCTTCAAACTCTTCCACCGTATTAAGTCCATGCGACCTACCGTATTGAGCAGCTACGTCAGCATCGGAGTAGATGTTGTAGTCCTTGCCGTACTTTCTAGCAGCCTCATTGTCGCGTCTACGCTGACTCTCGACTTCACTAGCTCGTCGTTCTGCCGCTTCTTTACTGCGCCTTAACTCGGCAAAGGCTGCATTTTGTTCAGGAGTTTGTACCGCTTTCTGACTGGCGGGGTCAGTACCCGTTCCCGGGTCAGCTGCGCCACTGTTTAGTTCTCCTGTTGGTTCTGTGTTTACTGGTTCATTGCTTGAGGGTGCGGGTTCACCTCCACCTTCGCCGCTGCCTTCTTCATCCATAAATGGACGTAAGTTCTTTAAGTTGAAAATGTTAAACATAATAAATCTCCTTTGCGTAAACAGCCGCCGCCGTATTGCACCTATTTGGAAGGTGAGCCCTGCCCCAAATTAGGCATAGGAAAAGGCGGCTGGTATTGCCGCCCTGTACTGAATATGGAACTATTTACCGTTGTTGTTCGATTTCTTTGATCTCAGGTCGCCACCTTTTAAAATTTTTGTGGCTGGCTTGCTAGTTTCGCCAGAAGTCCCATAGGTAAAACTGGCTTTGCAACTCATGGGTTTGTCCAAGTTTTTCCC